TCCTACAGGATTTGTAGCAGCTGATTTTACAACAAATACTTTTGAAGTTAAAACTGTTCCAACATCAGGAACCTTTACAGTTACTATGGCAGTTGCATCATCAGGAACTGCTTCAGCTTCTGGTTCTGCAACTGTAAATCCTTACATTATTATCGGACCTAATTTTCAAACACCTGCTTATGGTTATGGTACGGGATATTGGGGTGGAACTATTCCAACTTCAGTTACAACACAATTAGATGGAGCACTTGACAGCTCCGCTACAACTATTACTGTAGATGCAACCGCTGCATTTCCAACGTCCGGTCGAATAGATATTGATACAGAATTAATTACTTATTCAGGTAAAACTGCAACTACTTTTACAGGTTGTGTTAGAGGTGCAAATGGATCAACAGCTGCATCTCACTCCGATAATGCAGTAGTTACCAATGCAACAGATTGGGTTGATTGGGGAGAAGAATCAAATACTGCAGGTGTAACTCTTGCACCAGGATCCTGGTCACTCGATAATTTTGGACAAATTCTAGTTGCAACAATCAAGAATGGTCAAACATTTACTTGGGATCCATCTGTTGCAGGAGCTACATCAACAAGAGCAACTGTTGTATCTGGTGCACCAACGGCTTCTGTTATGAGCATTGTTTCTGATAGAGATAGACATTTATTCTTAATGGGAACAGAGACAACCATTGGAACACCTTCTACACAAGATCCAATGTTTATAAGATTTTCAAATCAAGAAGATATTAACACTTATGCACCAACAGTAACTAACACTGCAGGAACATTTAGACTAGATACGGGTAACGAGATTATTGGGGCTATACAAGGTAAAGATTATATCTTTGTACTTACAGATGTTGCAGCTTATGTTATTCAATTTGTTGGCCCTCCATTTACATTCTCTGTAAGACAAGTTGGAACGAATTGCGGATGCGTTGGTCAACATGCTATGGTTTATGCACAGGGCGCTGTGTTTTGGATTGGATTTGGTGGTGGATTCTTTGTTTATGATGGAACGGTAAAACAATTACCATCACTTGTTGAAGACTTTGTATTTAATAATACTGGAAATAATTTAGGATTTAATTTTGATGCAAGTCAAATAACATATGGTTATCACAATTCATTATACAATGAAGTAGGTTGGAATTATGCAAAAGCAGGATCAACACAGGTTGATAGAAATGTAGTTTACAACTATCTTGAAAATACTTGGACGACAGGATCATTAGCAAGAACAACTTATGTAGATGCAGAATCTTTTGATTTACCTTATGCAACAGAATTTTATTCAACTAATACTCCGTCATTTCCAACCATTAATGGTGTAAGTGCTTTAGTTGGTGCAACTAAATACTGGGAGCATGAAACGGGAGTTAATGAAGTATCTGCAACGGGTGTTAAAACATTAATTGCAGCTTTTATAGAATCAGGAGATTATGATATTTCAGAACAAGGACTTGCTGGAGATGGTCAATTTATTATGCGTGTAAAACGATTTATTCCAGACTTTAAAGATTTAGAAGGTAATGCAAAAATTACATTATTCTTTAGAGATTATCCTGCTAATGCAAATTCAACACCTTCTACTACACCTCCAACTATTACGGGGCCATTTACAATTACATCATCAACTGATAAAGTAGATACACGTGTTAGAGGAAGACAAGTAAGTTTAAAAATAGAAAATGATGCTGTTGATGAAACTTGGAGATACGGAACTTTAAGATTAGACATTGAAGCAGGAGGAAGAAGATAATGGCAAAGATTACAGCATATGTACCAGAACCATCACAAAATTATGATGTTTCAAATCAAAGACAAATTCTTGAATCAATTAATACAATTAAGGATCAATTAAATTTTTCTTTTCAAAAAGAGATAAAAGACGAACTAGAGGCATTTAGTTGGTTTATATTTAGTGGACCTAGTACGTAAATGGCTATTAATTATAAAAATCAAGGTTACGATTTAACCACAAGTAATTTAACTACGGTGTTAAATATTAACACATCAAGTGTTGCAATTATAAAAGAAATATCTGTTGCAAATGATCATAACGCTGCAGTTACAGTTGATTATTTTTTTCATGATGTTTCTACATCAACTTCATATAAATTTTATCACACTAATGTGCCTGCTAATTCACACGATAATGCGGTACATAATGCACTCGTGTTAGAAGAAGGAGATTATTTAGAATTTCAATCAAATAATGCTAATAAAATATCTGGACAAATATCTTTTGCTCTGTTAACAAGGACTGGAGAAAATGGATAATTTACCTAAGATAGAATGTAAGACAGAAGAAATTATTAAAAGTAAAAAAACTAACAAGACATATAAAACAATGGAAGATTTTCTAAAAGAAAACATTATGGAAGATTTACAAAGAGATATTTCTGTTAAGATAAGTCCAGAAGGTTTAAATTTAATGCAGAAAATAATGAATAAAAAATGAATCCAAGAGGCGGAACGGAACTTCAAATGGAGTTTCTAGAAAGACATGTAGATAGAAATTTATTAGATCAAGTTCAAATAACTACATCTGTACCGGAAAAAATACCTCTACATTCATCAAAAATTAATATTCTTTGGCAACAAAATTCATACGATCAACCTAACTTAGTGCCTTGGTTTAAAAATAAAGACAATCATAACAAGTATGATTGGTATATATTTAATTCACATTGGTCTTATGAAAAATATAGAATGATGTTTGATATTCCAACTGACAAGTCTGTAGTTATAAAAAATGCAGTTGATAAAATTGAGCCTAATAAACTAGATTATAAAAAAGGTGATCCAATTAAATTAATATATACTTCAACGCCGTGGCGAGGTTTAAACGTATTACTTGCGGCCATGCAATTAGTTGAGAATCCTCTTATTCAATTAGATGTTTATTCATCCACACAAGTATATGGAGATAATTTTAAATCAGCTAATGATGATCGATATAAAGATTTATATGAACAAGCAAAAACATTAAGTAATGTAAACTACATTGGTTATAAACCTAATGAGTTTATAAAAGATAATTTAAAAAATTATCATATGTTTGTTTATCCAAACATCTGGGAAGAAACATCTTGTATCGCTGCAATAGAAGCAATGGCTGCCGGACTTTATTGTATTACAACAGACTATGGTGCATTATTTGAAACATGTGCAGAGTTTGCTGCTTATGTACCTTATGAAAAAGATTTTGTAAAACTAGCTAAGACATTTGCATCAACCATTGAAGCAGCAGCAACTCAATTACATGAACCTTATGTTAAAGAACATTTACAATTCCAAATAAATTATACAAACAAATTTTATTTATGGGATTTAAGAAAAAATTATTGGAATAAATTTTTACAAGGAGCAATCAATGCAAGACTCAAGTAAACCTATTTGGTTTAAAAAAGTAAATGAAGAAAATAAAACAGTTGTTAATTTAGGAAGACCTACAACTAGACTATATGTAGCAACTCCTGTACATAGTGAATGTTCTATTCATTACACACAATCTTTATTAAAGTTTCAACAATGTTGTATTATGAATAACATCATGGTTTCATTTTCATTATTGAAATCATCTTTAGTTACACAAGGTAGAAATTTATGTGTAGCTAATTTTTTAGGAGATCCTAATGACCCAACTCATTTATTATTTATAGATTCAGACATTGAATTTAAGTTTGAAACTATTATGCAAATATTAAAATTTGATAAAGAAGTAATCTCTGTTCCTTATCCAATGAAGTGTATTAACTGGGATCAAATATGGAGTAGAGTAGAACAAAAAACTGTAAAAAATAAAGATGAGCTTATGAGAGCTGGACACACGTTTCCGGTAAAGATGGATAATATTATGGATCCGGTAACTAAGAAAGTTACTATCAATAATGGTTTAGTTGAACTTTCGCACGCGCCTACGGGATGCATGTTAATTAAAAGACAAGTGTTTGATAAGATGATTAAAGCTTATCCAGGGGATTTTATTGATCAACCAACTATTATAAATGGAGAAGCAAAAACTAATAAATTTATGTACAATTTTTTTGATACTGTACATGATAAAACAAGTAAAAAATATTACGGAGAAGATTTTGGTTTTTGTAAAAAATGGACTGAAATAGGTGGCAAGTGTTATGGTTATATTCAATCAGATATAACTCATGTAGGAGAATATCAATATACTGGTAAATTACTGGACAATCTAGAAAAGGTTTCCTAAAATCATTGACGATTTAAATAAAAACAAGTAAAGTGTACGTTTTCAGGACTCTGTGCCTGCCTTATTAACTATTAAATTATGACAATATCGCGAGCACAAATGAATAGACAATTATATGATTTAGGTGGAGCCGTAGATCAAGCAAGAGATTTTTACACCAACAATTTAGGTATGAATCCACAAGAAGCAAACGCTGTATTAAGTGATGCTATGGCTTCTTTACCACAAAGCATGATGCAAATGGCATCAGGTGGTATTGCAAGACTTGGTTATCAAATGGGAGGTATTAGCTCTATGCCAATGGATTATGGTCAACCATTACAAGTTCCTCAACAAACATCAATGCCAATACAACCAATGATGTCTAGTCCAGTAGCAAATTACGGACAAACACCTTTAATGATGCAAGGTGGTGGCATCGCGCGACTGGGATATCAAACAGGTGGTGTAACACTTCCATCTCAAGGATCTGAAATGTCTCAATCACAAAGTATGGATCCACAACAAGCTCAACAAGCATTAAATACAATCATTCAAATATTAATTGAAAACGGTCTTACACCAGAACAAGCTAGAGAACTAGCATTACAAATTTTACAAATATTTGCAGCAGGAGGAGAACCAGCGGTAGAAGAATTTGCAAATCAAATAGAACAGCAAGAACAAATGGAAGAAATGGCTTCTGGTGGAATTGCAGGATATGCTCAAAGACAAGGTTATTTTTTAGGTGGAGTTGGTAAAGCAATTGGTAAAGTATTTAAAGGAGTAGGTAAGGCTATTAAATCAATTGTTAAATCAGACATTGGAAGAATTGCATTAACAATTGGTGCAACAATGTTATTAGGACCTGCAGGTGGTATGTTTAGTGGTGCAGGACTTGGAGCTGGTTTAGCAACTCAAATGGGAGTAAGTGCTGCTTTTTCTCCATTTGTAGCAGGAGCAATTAATGCAGCGGCAGCAAGTGTTCTTACCAATATAGCTACGGGTGGAAAAATAAGTTTAGGAGGAGTTTTAACAGCAGGAGCTTTAGGTGGAATAGGTGGAGCTATATCTCCAACAACTGTTGGAATTGATCCAACAACAGGTAAAGCAATAACAACAGCGACAACAACAGGAACAACAACTGCACAAAATTTAGCAACAGCACAAGCAAATGCTGGAATAGCAAATCCTAATATAACTCAAGCTTCTGATTTTTCATATGGAAATTTACCAACTGGTGAATTTCCAGCGCCTTCTAATGTAACTCCATCAGGACAGGCATTAGAAAGAGCTTACGATAGTCAAGCAACACAAATAACACAAACAAAACCTATTGGAATAATGGCTAAAGCACAAGAATTTGGAAATAAAGCAGTAGGACTTGTACAAGAATATCCTAAAACATCTATTGCTACTGCATATGGATTAGGAACTATGACAGCTCCAGAATTTAGACCTCAAAATGAAGGTGAATCAGATGCTGAATATCAAGCTGAAAAAAATAAATTTATAACTGATTATGGAAGAAATTTAGGAATAACAAATCGTGAATTTTACACTAGAGAAGGAGCTCCATATCCTTTTGCAGCTAATGGTGGCGTTATGGGATATGCAGCCGGTGGATCAATGGTTCCTCCTGCTAGACAAATTGAAGGTGGTATTATAGAATTAGATGCAAGAAAAACAGGTGGATACATTCCATATGGTAAAAAGGAACGAGTAGATGATGTTCCTGCAATGCTTGCAAAAGATGAATTCGTATTTACTTCACGTGCAGTTAAGGGTGCAGGTGGTGGAAGCGCGCGACGAGGGGCTGCTAAAATGTATAAACTAATGAAACAATTAGAAGCAAAAGGTAAAAAAATGGAGAGACAAGGAGCTAGAGCATAATGGCTGAAGAAACACTACAACGAGTATTACCTGCACCTTATATAGAAGCTTTAGGTAAAACTTACGGCGAACAACTAACATCAGCTATTGGTGGATTAAAAGATTTAGACGTATCTAGAATTTATGGACCACAATTTATTGCACCACAAAGTGCACTTCAACAACAAGCACAACAATTAGGACAAGGTCTTGGAGCGTATCAACCTTTTTTACAAGCTGCACAAGCTGCAACAGGTC